GATCAACTTGATTATCAAGAATATGATTTGGTTAATGATTCTTATGGCAATACTTTGAGCTATGAGCAAGTTTTAGAATGAGCTCGTTGTGTAGAAAAGGTTAAGAGAAAACAATTTGCTCTTCATCGAGAGAATTTTAAAGAAGCTGTTAAAAAGTATTCCAAAGTGTTTACTGTTGAGGCTTTGGAAGATGAGGTTCCAGATGATTATGAATATGATCCTGAATTGGACGATTCTGATACTGAATCTTTGAGTGTTCCTGATGGTTTTGTTAATAGTTTTGATGTTACTCCTTGGATGCGTAAAGAAATTGAAAATATTCTTTCTTTGGATCCTGAATATTGTCTTTATCTCCATAATTATGTTACTACTCATTCTATTGTTGAAAGACCTGATGATGTTATTGATTTTATGTTAGATAATGTTGGTTATCATCAGTTTCTTAAGGACATTGTTTTGAAATTTAAGTTTCATAAACCTGTACACTATAAATCTGAAAAATTGATATGTAAGATACGGCGGAAAATTTCTGTAATTGTTGATGCTTTTTTGGAATTAATTCCTAGTTGGCAACGTATAAAGTTTTTCTTAATTATTAATGGCCCTGCTATTGTTGGATTTTTATATTTTATAGCTCATAGTAGTTTGTTAGCCTTCTTTGCTAAATGGTTATATAATTGGTGGACTGGTAAGCCAGCACCTCAATCTTTTGGTCATAGTCAGAAATTGAGAACTCCTAAAGTTCCTTATTTTAAGAGTGCTCAGGCTATGAAAGCTGCTTTAGCAAAACCGCAAATGGGAGTTAATCCTCAGTTTGGTGATGATTCTAGTGGAGTCGATCTTATTGATTCTATTGTTCGTCGTAATTGTTTTAAGTTTGAGTCTTTGAACGATAATGGTCAATGGAACACTATGGGTTCTGTCACTTTTATTGATGGACGTATTGGTGTTATGCCATACCATTTCATTCTTAAATTGTTTGCTGGTGTTCAGAATGATCCTAAGCGTTTAAAACGAGC